AAATAGGCACCAACAAGCAATCAAAACCCATGCCAGCAACACCAGCATGATGATACTAGTTGCTGTCATCGCTGGCCTCTTTAACTGTCAGGTTCAACCGTGCAATGGTGCGCGGGTTGTCGGTTGCATGGGTATAATGATCGAAGCCCAAAGTTCGAAGCAATGCCTTTGCCGCCGATGCCTGTGTTTCGAGTGCTTCAATAGACTGCAAGATCAGATCGGCTTCGACTGTGGTAATAGCAACCACGCGTTTTGCGTCGGTTTCGAAATTATCTTTATCAAGTGAAATTGTGCTTTTCATATCGTCGGTTCCTTCTTTGTCGGTTTCAAGTGAGACTGGCAACACCGCGCCGCCAGCCCCAATAGTATTAGTCGGTTTCGGATTAGCTTGCAAGCTTGTATTTAGGCAAGCGATATCCCCGCCGGACACTCACGATTTCATAACCATGCCCCCGCAACCTATGAATGGCGTTTTGCACCGCCTTTCTATCGCACCCAGTTTCACGGCAAAGCGTGTTGATATTGACGCCATGTTTACGGCTGGCAAGAGTCCGATAGATTCTGGCAAGCGGGGAATTAGCACGAAACGGGCGTTTATCTTTGCCCCGCTGCCCCCGCGTTTTCTGCCGCGGTTGGTTGATAGGTTCCCCGTGCATACCAGTTTGAAAATCAAACTCAGCCTTAAACCGCTGGTATAAATCCTGCTTTACGTCGGCACGGACAGCCGAAACAAGCTGGTTGCAAAGCTCTTTGATGTGTTCGTTGTTGGTTGTCATCGTTCTGGTTCCTTTCTTCCAGTTAAATTGACAAGAAAGCGGTGATTAACAAGATCAGAAATACCAGCACCGCTGTCCGGTAAAGAAATAAAATGGCTTCCATGTTATGCCGCCAGCCCCTCAAGATATAGCCATGACGGTGACGTGATAACGTTCCGCACGTCTTCGTTGCGTTTGCGCTGAACCATATGCTGGCTGGCTGTGTTCTTCCCAGTCTGCCGGTCAATGCCATCTGCACCCGTCCATGTCACATTTGTATGGGTTGCCCAATGCGTCAGAGCATTATAAGCCGCCCACATGGTCGCGCCCAGTTCCTGCTTTTCAGCGTTGAATTGGTGCATCAGGTAATTGAACAAACGTTCGTTGACTGGTTTCACCTTGCCTTGTTCGGCTGCTGCCCCAGATTTATAGCAAACGGATTGCGCCAAAATATCCCCGAATTGTTCATCCGATAATTTGGCACCCTGCCACAATTGCATCTGGTCAAGCTGGTTTTCCCACATAGACAAACCCATTGCCGCCTTGCTGATAAGCGCGGTTGGCTCAAGGTTTTTAGTATGTTTCGATTTTTGGTGGTAAGCCTTTTCCCCGCCGAAAACTAGCGTATTGCGGCACAAGTCACGATATGCCCCGCTGAATATCTGGAAAGCCCAACTCATATCAATGCTGTTGAAAATATCCATGCGGCAAACAACATTATCCTGCTTTTCACCGACGCCATGTTGCAAGTCTAAAAAGTGGACAGTTCTATGAGCACGCAACCCCCCGTCGTAGATGCGATCCATGACCGCAACATTGCTGGTCGGCAAGTCGGTTGCACCCAGCACGTCGGCATGATTGGCGAATAGTTCATCATGCGGCACAAGTTTATAACTGGCACCGACAGGACGGGTCTTTAACACTTCCCCGGTTGCGGTATTTTGCAAAGCCGAGTAATCGGGCATCGGCTGATACTCGCACAATTCAACATCACTATAATGTTGAGCGGTCACCGCCTCAATAGGCACCCGCCGCACCGAACCCATATCTTTAAAAATAGATATATCGGCAATGTTGGCATGTTCATAGACGGTCGCGCCGCCTTCGTTTTTATATTCAGGTTGGATTAAATCAAACATATGTTCGGTTCCTTTCGTTGATTGAACATTTAACATACACGAATCATACACCGATTTGACGTAATGGGAACCCCCCAACGCAAAAAAAATTCAGATAAAAAAACGAGGCGGGAAAAAATCCCGCCCCGCCCCGTTGGGCAAGCCCCGCTACTCAACTTGCCCGATGATGCCACCGCCGCCGGAACCAACAACCGATGCGGCATGGCACCCCAAAAAAACTATAGTGTCGCCCCGTTTGTCACAAGTCGGTTTTGTTTAGTGTCGCCCCGTTTGTCACTTTACCGCCTCGACAATTGTTTGAACCCCGTTGCCGATAGTATAGCAAAGCAGACAATCACGGCATTTTTGCCCCGTGCAATTCTGTTCAATACCTGCAAAGTGCTTTTCAACATTATTGAAAGTACGGTCGAAAAATTCAGGCGGGGATTGCATGACGCGATTGATGGTCGGGTTGCTATATATCAAGATTAAATTGGCTGGCTTTTGATGCTGGCTGTAAAACTTACGGATAAAATCTTTGCGCTTAGTCCATAACGCAAAACTGCAATGCGGGTTATGAAGCGCGATGTTGTGCAAGTTTTCTAAATGAACAAGATTGATCAATTCACCATGTGCAGAAAACCGAAAGAATGCATCCAATATAGTTGGCAACATGTGCTTTGGTATGATGCCGCCGGAAAGCATATCGCTGTTGTGTTGCCAAGCTGGGGCGCAATTGCGGCGCAACCCATTTAACATAGCTACACTATAACATTTGGTGCATATGTTATCTTGTTTTTTGCTGGCATTCATTTTGATGCAAAACGGATTTGTTAAGGTGTTGGTACTGATAGCACGCAACCCGTCAAGCTTGCCGGACATTTTAGAAATTTTAATTACAGATTGCATCACATCAAACCCCGCTAATCAAAATAATTTTGCCGCCACTCTCACAAAATATGGGTGCTTCTGTTTCAATCCAAACACGGGCACCACATGACAATGGTTTATCGGGTGAATAAACAACATTAGACGCACCGCGAATCTCGACACGGTCGGCATAGATATTGCGCTGGCTGGTTTTAACAGTAATCACGGGGTCGGTTGTCCCGTTTTTCTTATTTGCACGAATGACGTGCTGGTTTATGTGAATTCGTTTTTTCATAACGTTGGTTCCTTTTCGTTTGTTGGTTCGCAAACGTTACGGATAAAATCCGCGATGGTCAAGCGGTTTTATTTTGGCACCCTGTTTTTTTAGATAACATTTAGGACAATAAAACAAACTATCTACATAAACCATTGATGGTTCGCCGCAATCATAGCACGGATAATCTCTTGATAGTGTGGTTCGTTTGTCAGGTGTTTGTCTAGAAATTTGGTGTGTATAGTTTGCCATGTCGCACCATTTGTCTAAGTGTTGCCAGTTTGTCACGTTGTGCTTTTGTCACAGGCTTGTCATGCCAGTCAGCATCACTGATTTGTCTGTTCAGTGTCCGCCATTTGTCAGCCACGTTTGTCAGGCGTGGGTCGCTTGCCTTGTCAGGATAGATAGGATCAATATAAAAGTTCATCGTTTGTCTTCCCAAAAGTTATCCCAAGTTTCCCGCATCAATTCGCTCAGTTCATTGTCAGTGAAGTGCGCCATCAGGTCACGGTGTGGTTCCATCTGTTGCATAAACTCACCGACAAACTCACAGCCGCCAATGACTGATCCGGCAATGTCAAACCATTTGTCTTCGTTGTCCATTGCCAATGCTTTCATTTTACCCATCGTCACACCTCGCCTATATCATGTATGTCATAATCAAACGTATCAATGTAATCTGAAACAATCAACCCATTTATCAACGGGTCTAGCTTGAATGATTCTATGGCTAATTCCTTTGCTTCATCCTCACTATCAGCCCCAATAGGTACACGGGCTGAAACCGACGCGACGACATCAACTACAAATTTTCTCTTCATTGTTCTTTTCCTGCATCATAAGTTTAGCAATCCTACTATTGACTGGGCGATTGCCTGTCAACTTGATTCGCCCCATACGATCATATTCTGGTTCAATCTCTAGGATTTGTAAGTCCCGCTTCAGTTCCTTGAATGTCGGTACGTTCATCATCGGTTTCCTCTATTAACTGTGTTGACATTTTGTCCCATTCGCCACGCCGCATACGAAACTTCTTGTTTTGTACTGGTGTGCAAATGCGAACCCACTTGTAACCGACAACAGCCCACACGAGCCGTGTGCCGGATACTGGTAATCTCATGTCGAAGAAATCCACGCGGTACAGCTTGGCGTTGTCCCACGCGGCTTCTTTGGGTCTAGCTACGTTCATCTAAATTAAACTCAAACTTTAGTTTGTCCCGTGCATCTGACAACTCTTGCAATGCGTATGCTGACACACATTTGATACCGCCCATGTCAGGATATAATGCCAAGTCCAAGACATCATCAAGCCACTTCTGTACCTCAATTACAGCGCACCGTTGTTCCATAGACAGTTTACCAATGCGGTTTCTGCGCTGTATGCGTTCCTTTTCCCGTTGGTTTTCCCAATAGGCCATGCGTTCATCAATCGTCATGTTCTCTAGTTTTTTAGCCATCGTAGTCATCTCCCTTGTTACGTTCCTGCAGTTCATCCACATCCACATCATCACAGATATATGAATAGTCATAGTTGGATATGTTGAACAGCTTTACTGTGCCATCTTCATTACGAATGTAGTCATCCAGTTCGTTGTCAAATACAGCGACAGGCATATCCCATACGAGTACGCTGTAGGATTTATCTGAATCAAACTTCATCATCAATCTCCCTTACAGTAGTTGGTCAGTACCATCAACGCCCATCAGGTTCATCACATCCCTAGTCAGGCTGTCAATCAATTCATAAACATCATTGACAGGCCAATATTCTAGCGGTTCCCATGCGTTGTCCTCAAAAAACTTATCTAACTTTTCTTCAGGCCAGTCTGCCCAATCATCAGGCAAATGTTGGCATAGAAAGTGTCCAGACATTCTAGCAAATATTTGTTGTTCAGTCATTTTAGCCATCGTTCGTTCCCTTCATTGATTAACGATACATAACCAATATCGGTTATCAAACACCCTGTCAACAAAAAAAGAAACGGGGCTGGAAAATTAATTCCAACCCCGCTCCCCAACCAACGAACGAAACAACCTTACGCAACCTCGTAAGGTATCCCTAGTTTTAGCACCACCTGTTTGTGTTCGTCAAGCCATTTTTTACATTCCCACCGACTTTTTCCGACAAACAATACAACGTGACGCAGATAGTCCACACAATCTTTTGACTTCACCAATTCACGATCTGTCTCACCAATACGCACAGATGATACAGGAACACACAAAGACCACTTGTAATCGTTGCGTTCGACAATTTCTATTTCAAGTTTTTTAGTCTTCAACGACTTCATCTGATTCCTCTTTCAAAGCGTCTAAGTAAATATCTATAGCTTCCCTAATCAAGTCTGCCACTGCTACTTGTTCTAAGCTTTTCTTCTGCATCTCTTTAGCAAAAACCGACAATTCATCAAACTGTTTTTGTTTCATCAACAGAACGTATGTCTTAGTCGGCTCATCTATCTTTGGTGGTCGAGCCATCCTTCATTTCCTTTTTAGATAGTTTATCCAATTTACTTTTCTTCTTATTGGGTATAACCTGTTTATTATATTTCCTATCCCCTAATAGTTTAGCTATCGGGTTTATTTTATTATATGTTTTCATAGTAGGTTATCCCCATAGGGTATGTTAAATAAATAGGTAGCACGGCCTGTCAAGTCGTGTCAACCAAAAAAATGCAGTTGACAAGGTTTGTTGTATCGATTATTCCTTGTGGCATGAAATCACCGAACTGGCTAAAAGGTTATGTTGAGTCGCTGGACATCCAGCCGTTGGGACGCTATAGGTCTGACTGTCCTGTGTGTGGCAAGTCGAATACGTTTAGCGTAACCGACGACGGATTGCAACGCATGTGGTTCTGCTTTCATGCAGACTGCAACGTGTCTGGTCGAACAGGCATAGTCTTATCTAAAGATTTTGCAAAGATTGCAATCAAGAAACCGACGCCTAGTGTTGCACCTGCCGCACCGGATAAGTTTGTTATTCCTGACACATTTACCAGTCTTTCCAGAAACTTAGACGCCGAACTTTATGTAAGATCTGTACATGCCTACGATGCGTATTTGTCTGGTCGTGCAGATATCCGGTATGATTTCAAACGTAATCGTGTCGCTTACCTTGTCAAACATGAAGGCAAGGTGGTTGATGCGGTTGGTCGATCACTAGATGGAAGAGGGGCGAAGTGGTACAGGTATGGAAATAGTAAATATCCTTTTGTTTCTGATAGAGGAAAACATACTGCCATTGTTATGGAAGATGCTGCTAGTGCTTGTAGTGTTAGCAATCTTGTCACGGGGGTGGCAATCTTAGGCACAAACCTGCTAGATGAACACGTTGATTTTTTATCCAAGTACAAAAGGATTTTTGTCGCGCTTGACAAAGATGCAACCGACAAGGCACTTGACATGGTAAAGATTCTATGTAGAAAAATACCGACGCGATTGATGGTACTTGATCGTGATTTAAAAAACCTAAACAACGAGGAACGAGATGAGTTCATACAATCCCATATCAATAGATAAACAGATACTTGGTTTCTGTCTCAACTTTAACTTCTTTGGTAGTGTCAAGAACATTATCGACAGGACAATGTTTGAAAAAGAGATGCGTGACATATTTGACACGTTGACATATTCGCACACCAAGTACGGAAAAGACTTAACTATCAACGAGTTAGCCAGTCTGTTCAATGATCGCAACCCTGCCATGCCAGATGCGGCTCGTAACAAAGTGCAAGAAACTATTGCAACCCTAGACGTTGGTAACGCTGACAATGCTGACTTGCACCTAGACTTGGTACACAATTTCTGGTTGCGTGATCGTGCACGGCAGATAGGTGAAAAGGCCATTGACATATTCACGGGTGACAGTGACGAATTTGGAGAGTTGCGTCGTCTTATCGATACTGTCGAGGATGGACGCATTAGTGACAAAACTACCTACACAAAGGTAGAGGATGATCTTGAATCTTTGCTAGATAATGAGGCTGGTGAACCCGACTTCCCTTTCACTTATGACCTGATTGCGGAGAACGTGTCAGGTCTGGACAGAGGAAACTTAGGTATACTATTTGCAAGACCAGAATCGGGCAAGACAACTTTCTGCTGTTTTCTTGCGGCGTCTTACATCAAGCAGGGTTTTAAAGTTGTGTATTGGGCAAACGAAGAACCTGCACCAAAAATTAAGCTTCGTTTAATACAATCCTATTTTGGCCTGACACGTAAAGAAATGGAAGATGATCGTGTTGCTTTGTGTGCAAAGTATGCAGATGAGATCGCACCCTTGCTTACAATTATGGATTCAGTTGGCACGTCGGTTGAAGAGGTTGATGAATACGCCAAGCTAAACAAGCCGGACGTTATGTTCTGCGACCAGCTAGATAAGTTTCGTATCGCTGGCGAGTTCAATCGTGGGGATGAACGGCTCAAGGAAACTTACGTGTACGCACGGGAAATAGCTAAAAGAAACAAGACCTTAGTGTGGGCTGTTAGTCAAGCAAACTATGAAGCACATGATCGACAGTGGATTGATTACTCTATGATGGATAACTCACGTACAGGCAAAGCAGGTGAGGCTGACATAATAATTGGTATTGGTAAGACAGGCTCTAGTGAGGTAGATAATACTGTGCGTCACATATGTATATCAAAAAACAAACTAAATGGGTATCATGGCATGGTGCATGGGCAGATAGATATAGAACGCGGAATATATTACTGATGGTGTTCGATGTAGAAAATAAGAGGCGGTGGATGAGGCGTAGAAGAGCAAGGCGGAAGCACTGGTTAAACAAGTATAAATTAGCTAAGTCATGCGAATTATGTGGCTATAATAAAAGTCCGTATGCTTTACACTTTGATCACTTAAATTCAGATACAAAAATAAAACCCGTATCTCGTATGATACTGGGGTCACTAGAGAACTTGATGCTTGAACTTCGTAAGTGTCGTGTGCTATGTGCTAATTGTCATTTTATTGTATCTGCTGAAGAAGAGCTTAGAAAGGCGGGGCATGAACGTATTAACATTTGATGTGGAAACAACCCACATACACAAGGATAGCGGCGGCACTACTGCCCTGCCATACTTTGGAAACCGACTCGTTTCTATTGGATACAAGTGGCTAGGATGCAGTGTCCACTATCAATGCTACTATCATGCAGACAGAGAACCTCACGACAATGCCTTTAAGACTTTTCAAAAGGAACTTGACTGCGCTGACATTGTTGTGGGACAAAACATCAAGTTTGATTTATCATGGATACGGGAGTGTGGTTTTGTTTACGATGGTGAGATCTACGATACGATGGTGGCGGAATATGTTCTTGCCAAAGCCCAGCGTTGGCCTCTTGGACTTGCTGCTCTTGCAGAAAAGTATGACGTTACCCGTAAGGAGAAAGACCTTGTGGAGCCGTATCTTAAATCGGGCAAAACATTCTACGACATACCGTGGGAGATAGTAGAAGAGTACGGTATAGCTGACGTACTTGCTACAGAAGAAATAGCATTAAAACAGCTTGAAGCCTTTGGCACTACCTTTGAGGAACTATATAATGCAGCGGACTTTGCTACCGACATTAAGACTGTCGCTTGAGATGACGGACGTTCTGGCTCGTATGGAGCGGAACGGATTGAAGATTAACCTAGAAACCCTAGAAGAAATACGGCACGAATACCAGCAGGAAATGGATGAGCTTGAGGTTCGCCTAGAACGCCTTGCACGAGACGCTATGGGTGATACCCCCGTCAACCTGTCTAGCCCCGATGACAGGAGCGTGTTGCTCTATTCCCGGCGTGTTAAAGACAAGAAGACATGGTCACGTATCTTTAACTTGGGGCACGAGATGCGGGGCAACACGATGAAGCCCAAGCAACGAACCCGCATGAAGCGCGGCGAGTTCAAGTCTGCCGTAAAGAACATGACTGAGGTTGTGTACAAGACACGGGGTCAGCAGTGTGATGAGTGTAGAGGTGAAGGTCGGTTTCATCCACGCAAGAAGGATGGCACGATAGGAAAGGCTGTTCGTGTCTGTCGGCGGTGTGACGGGGCTGGTGTTCTTTACATACCTACACGAGAGGTAGCTGGATTTAAACTGATACCTCGTGACCCAATGGACACAGCATCGGCAGGGTTCAAGACCGACAAGGCCACTTTGGAAAACCGACAAACCGACTTGTCTGGTGATGCCCACGAGTTCGTTGTAGCCTATGTGCGCTACAGTGCTTTGCGTACTTACCTGTCAACTTTTGTAGAAGGAATGAAGAATAATGTTGACGCGAATAGTTTCATCCATCCAGAGTTCATGCAGTGTATTACGGCGACGGGTCGTCTTTCGTCTAGAAATCCTAACTTTCAGAATATGCCGCGTGGAAGTACCTTCGCTATACGGAAGGTTGTCGAGAGCCGCTTCACGGGCGGTTTTATACTTGAAGGGGATTACTCGCAACTAGAGTTTAGGGTGGCTGGCTTCCTGTCTAAAGACGGGCAAGCCTACATCGATGTGAAGGATGGTACAGATGTTCACAGCTATACTGCAAGTGTTATCGGATGCACACGTCAAGAAGCAAAGGCGCACACGTTCAAACCTTTGTATGGTGGTGTCAGCGGTACAGAAAACCAGCAACGCTATTACCGTGCGTTTAAGGAAAAGTATGAGGGTGTTACTGAGTGGCACAAGGAACTGCAGAAAGAAGCAGTACGAACCAAAGTAATTACCCTACCAAGCGGTAGACAGTACGCTTTCCCATCTGCACGTTGGACTGAGTGGGGTACAGCTACAAACCGTACGGCTATATGCAACTACCCAGTACAAGGGTTTGCAACAGCCGACTTGTTGCCAGCCGCATTGGTTCGCCTAGATAAGATGATGCGATCAAGAAAATTAAATTCTGTAATCTGCAACACCGTGCACGATTCGATTGTATTGGATGTACACCCAGATGAAAAAGAGGCTTGCATCAACCTATTAGCCTATGCTATGCAGAGTTTACCTGAAGAAACAGTTAATCGGTATGGTGTCGAGTATGACATGCCTGTCGGAATAGAATTAAAAATAGGCAAAAATTGGCTTGACTCAGAAGAAATAGAACTGTAATATCTATCTACAACCCTAGAAAAAGGAGCATGATTATCATGGATACAGGGACAGACGTAATGAATATTGACGATATGGACGCAATTGTTTCAGCATTTAATAACGACGATGCTGAAGCCCTAATGGAAGCAAGCGGTCAAGGCGGTAATAGCAACCGTCAGGTCGGTTTGCCCCGCATTAATATTAACTACGATACAGAGACTGAAGATGGTCAGACCTTGCCTCGTGGTTCTTGGAAGATGTACCTAGATGGTCGGTTTATCTACGCAGAGAAAGTAAGCATGAGATTTATACTGCGTACATTTGAATATAGCCTGTGGGATCAGGAGAGTGGTGCTTTTTCATCTAAGTCGGTACAAAAACCGACGCTGTCTGGTATGTTCCCATCAACCGATGGTATCAATAAGGCTGGAAGACTGACTCGTGAAGAGGAAGAGAAACTGTCGAAAGATGATCCTGCCTACTTGCGATCACGTGCCGTTAATTGTAATCAGGTTATCTATGGTAAGATATCTGGTGACTTCAAGACAGCAGAAGGAACTGACGTGAAGGTCGAAGATCAACCAGTGGTTGCATACTTTAAGCGTTCCGGCTTTATCCCCATCAACGATTTTATTCGCGGTTTGTCTAAGCAGAAGAAGCTTATGCAAAAGTGTGAAATCTCCCTTACTACACACCGCCATAAAAATGGTAGCGTAACTTTCTGGACTCCTGTACCAGCATTGGAGAAAGAAGTCGATATCACAGATCAGGACAAGGAACTCATGGGCTTGTTTGCAGAGACTGTAAAGGGTCACAATGAGAACGTTATGAATCAGTATCGTGAAGCTGTAAAGCTTATCGCTGACGATGACGACATTGATCTGGCGGCGGACTTCGAAGATGCTAACGCTGCTTAAAATACAAGACTACATGACTAAGGCTCTCAGGGGGGAAACTACTGTCTCCCCTGAGACTCTTGCTGCCTTTCAAAAAGAATGCAGCGACTCTGTAGTTAAACAACTTACAACTGAACGTGGTGGTTACCGTATTCGTATGTCGGGCTTGGGTCGTCCTCTTTGCCAACAGGTGTTGGATAAGCAGGGCATCAAGGAAGAGATGGAATACAATACCCTGTTCAGGTTTATGTTCGGCGATCTAACCGAATCTATCATCATGCTAATTATGAAAGAGGCGGGGGTAGACATCGTTGACTACCAACGTGCTGTTGAATTGAAGATTGGTGATGAGATTGTAAACGGAACCCTTGACGTTATCATCCGGGATGAGATGGGCGTTGAAAAGGTTTGGGATGTCAAGTCAGCCAGTGATTGGGCATTCAACTATAAGTTTACAGGACTAGGCGGATATGAAAAGCTAAAGGAAGATGATCCCTTTGGCTATCTTATGCAGGGATTCTTGTATGCCGAAGCAACCAACATGCCGTTTGGCGGATGGATTGTCGTTAACAAATCCAACGGTCAGGTAGCTATTGTTGAAGTTCCTGATTGGTCACAAGATGACAAAGAAGAATACCTGAAGGATGCGGCGGAGCGTATTAAGTTTCTTAACAACCCAGACGTTAAGCCATTCAAGCCATACAAAGCAGTGCCTGAAACATACAAAAAGGGTGGCGAGATTGTAGAGACTGGGAATAAACTACTGCCTAAAGAATGTAATCTGTGTGGTTACAGACATCACTGTTGGCCTAACGCGATTTTACACGACCGTGTTACGTCACGGGCTAAGAATCCACCGCAAGTTTGGTATTCTAGTTTGAAGAAGAAAGACGTGTGATGCCGTACTTGTTTGTTAAAAACTATGAGGTGGATCTGATGAGCATGAATAAAAGCTTGCATCATATCTATATCGAGTCGGCTTCCAAGTCTGGGGGAGAACGCCGGGTAGCCCAGATGCGCTTGCATGAAAACGGGCTACCCCTCACTCTTGTGAACAACTACAGCAAGGCCGGATCTCTTCAAGCAGAAACTGAAGCGCGAGACATACGAACTGCAGAAGAAGAATTACAAAAAATCAGTAGAACATCATTTAGCGGGGCTTATGTATGTGTGCCGATGCACCCTTTAACAACAGAACTTACCAACATCGAAAGACTATCCCCAAAACTGGCAGGGTACTTGATAAAAAGATTTCAGTCGATAGGATTAGAGTTTTGAAAAAGGCGGGATACAGATCACAGTTTGAACTTAATTTAGCTAGAATACTTACAGATAATAAAGTTCCTTTTGAATATGAAAATTCTAAATTCCAGTATATTCCTGAACCTCGTAACTATACGCCAGATTTTTATCTTCCTGAAAGCGACATATACGTCGAAGCAAAGGGGCACCTGACCAAAGATGACAGGGTAAAGATGTTGCTTGTAAAGAGGCAACACCCGGATTTGGATATACGATTTGTATTCCTAAGAGCGTCGAATAAGATTTACAAAGGCAGTAAGACAACGTATGCTGCATGGTGTGAACGTTATAAATTTGAGTGGGCAGAAGGTACGATACCCACAGATTGGTATAAAAAATGAGCGACAACGACGAATTTAATCAGGCTATGGAAGCAGCATCCCTATTACCAGACAGGTATTACATCATACTAAGACCGACGGGTAACGGAGAATTTACTCTGTCAGCATACGATACGACAGGCAATACATACGATGACGATGAAGACTTCAACCCTGCTATGTTGATACAAGAAGGTGCAATTGATATGATACGACTTCATACGGATGAACTGTACGATCAAGGTGTAGCGTCTGTGAAGTTTCGTTTGGCAGGGCAAGAGATGCTTGATGAAGCAGAGATCGAAGACCCCAAGCTTATCAAGTCGGTTGAAGACAATGTGATTAGAGTGGACTTTGGTACAGAACAATGAGACACGAACAATTTATGAAATCTAAGATAGATGTAGGTAGCATAGAAGACTACCCACCATCTTATGATCTAGCAGAACAAGCGGGTAAAGAAGCATACGGGGGTGTAGATCTTGTCAACAGTCCGGCACACTACAATCAAGCAGGTGTCGAGTGCATTGAAGCAATCGCGGCGGCGACAGACGATGGGTTTGAATACTACCTGCAAGGAAACATCATCAAATACCTCTGGCGGTACAGATACAAAAACGGAATCGAAGACCTTAAAAAAGCCCAGTGGTACCTCAACAAACTGATCGAAACAACAGAGAAGGAATAAGACATGAGCAACATGCTACCAACATCATATCAACAATTCATTCACAAGTCACGCTATGCACGTTGGCTAGACGATGAACAACGCCGTGAAAACTGGGACGAGACTGTGGATCGATACGTCGGTTTCATGGACAACCAGATTCAAGGCAAGTGCGGTATCAGACTAGATAAAGAAACAGCAGACGAACTGCGTGAAGCTATATTAAGTCTTGATGTCATGCCATCTATGAGAGCAATGATGACAGCAGGTCCGGCTCTTGCTCGTGACAATATCTGCGGCTATAATTGTAGCTACATTCCTGTTGATAGTCCCCGTGCGTTCGATGAATGTATGTATATTTTGATGTGTGGTACTGGTGTTGGGTTTAGTGTGGAGAGAGAAAATGTGGATAGATTACCTGTTGTATCCGATAATTTTGGTCGTTCTGACATCGTTATTTCAGTAGCTGACAGTAAGCCGGGATGGGCAAAAGCTCTGCGTGAACTTATTGCTTTGCTATATGCGGGACAGATTCCTACATGGGATGTGTCTGCTATACGGGAAGCAGGGGCACGTTTGAAAGTGATGGGGGGACGTGCAAGCGGACCACAGCCGCTGTTAGACCTATTTGATTTTACTGTTAGTATATTCAAGAAAGCTAAAGGGCGTCGGTTGTTTCCTATCGAATGCCACGACATCATGTGTAAGATAGGCGAGGTTGTAGTTGTAGGTGGCGTACGTCGTTCTGCACTGATTAGTTTATCTAACCTAAACGACGATCAAATGGCACACGCTAAATCGGGCATGTGGTGGGAAAACGAAGGACAACGTGCACTGGCAAACAACTCTGTAGCGTATAAAACAAAGCCAGAGATGGGTACGTTTATGCGTGAGTGGCTTGCCTTGTATGACAGCAAGTCCGGTGAGCGTGGTATGTTCAACCGTGAAGCGGCAGACAAGCAAGTCGGTCGTAACGGACGCCGTGAGCAAGGTCACATGTGGGGAACCAACCCGTGTTCTGAAATTATCTTGCGTGGCTATCAGTTCTGTAACTTGTCAGAGGTTGTGGTTCGTGAAGCCGACTCGTTGGATGACCTCAAGCGTAAGGTTCGTCTTGCAACTATCTTGGGAACCCTACAATCTACCTTGACGGACTTTAAATATTTGAGGAAAATATGGAAGGACAACACAGAGGAAGAGCGTTTGTTAGGCGTATCCTTGACTGGTATCATGGATCATCCCGTGCTTTCAAAGAACGTAGACAGCAAGCGTTGGCTAGAAGAAATGCGACAAGAGGCAGTCGATACGAACGAGAAATTTGCCCTTATGCTTGGAATACCACAGAGTGCAGCAATCACCTGTGTAAAGCCATCGGGTACTGTATCTCAACTCGTGGACGCAGCTAGTGGTATTCACGCACGACACAACGATTACTACATCCGCACAGTTCGTGGTGACAACAAAGACCCCTTGACACAGTTCCTCATTGAGCAGGGACTGCACAACGAGCGTGACATGATGAAGCCTGATAGTGTTACCGTGTTCTCGTTTGCTATGAAGTCACCAGAGGGTGCAGTGACACGTACACAGATGACAGCTATTCAACAGCTAGAACTGTGGAAGACGTACGCAATTCACTGGTGCGAACACAAGCCTTCTATCACCGTTACGGTAAAAGAAAACGAGTGGATGGAAGTTGGTGCGTGGGTGTATGAAAACTTTGACGTGGCGTCAGGGGTATCATTCTTGCCTCACAGCGATCACACATATCAACAAGCCCCGTATCAGGACATCGAACCAGATGAATACCTAGAATGGCGCGAACAGTACAAGGACGTTGTTATCGACTGGAACAAGTTGACAGAGTTTGAAAAAGAGGATAACACTACTGGATCTAGAGAACTGGCATGTACTGCTGGTGTGTGTGAAGTAGTGGATTTGAACGCGGCATGAACTGTTGGCATTGTAGTTACAACTTGACTTGGGGCGGTGACCATGATACGGATGATGATCCAGATCATTCTATGGTCACCAACCTTAGTTGTGCCAACTGCGGCTCGTTTGTTTTAGTCTATTTACCCAGAGAAGAAGATGATACAAATAAAAATAACTCCTAGCATCATTGCCCGTGCCAAAAAGAAAGCCGCCTCTGTAGGTGTACTACAGGGCAGCATAACGGGCAGTCTATCTAATGTTGTCGGTGCTATTGGTGAGATTATCGTACAGGATTACACTGGCGGTATCGAAGCCAACAGCAAGGACTTTGACTTGATGGTAGGAAACCGACGTGTTGACGTAAAGACTAAGCGGTGCAACACAACCCCGGCACCTAACTACGATTGTTCTGTGGCGGCACACGGTACGAAGCAAGACTGTGATAGCTATGTCTTTGTCCGCATCCTTACCGACCACAGTAAAGCGTGGATACTTGGGGAAATACCTAAAGCAGACTACTACAAGAAGGCAATCAAATATCAGGTGGGTGATGTTGATCCTGCCAACGGCTTTGTTTTCAAGGCTGACTGTTACAACCTAGCAATACAAGAACTAGAGACTGTCAATGGCAAAGAAGCAGCATAAGGCTAACCTATTTCAATTTACAGCATACTTGAATCAGGATGGAAACGTGGAACTCGTGTGGGATGGCGTACCACCTAGCGAGTTTGAATCCGCAATGAATAAAGGGATGCCAGAGTATGAAGGTGCACACTCAATAGCATCCCTGTTAAGATACCTCAGATCGATGGGTGATGAAATGATGGAGAAATCCCGCACCTACATCTAAGTCTTTTTCTTTTTTTGTTCCTTGATTACTTCGAATCGTGCAGTCAAGAATGAACCCCGATGACGCTTATAACCGTCTTTGGGGTTTTTCATTAGGACAAACTCTTTGCCTTTCTTCATCCAGTGATAGCCCTTTGGAGCACGAACAATTTTGTTAGCCACGATTCTTAGCCTTTCCCCCGTACATCATGTAGCCCATGTTATTTCGCACAGGTTTTGGTAGTTTACCTAGCCCTTTGTTATCTTCAGGTACAGGTTTCAGGCTTGCCTCGCCACCCCCTGCCATGTTCATGGACAAGGCTGGCTGTTGCATAGTCGGTTTCTGTTGCATCGGCTGCGACTGCATCATTGGATTTGATGGCATCATGCCGCCCATCTGTGCCTTCTTGCGAGGCTTGGTTGCCTTGCCGCCATACATCATTGGTTTGCGACGGGCTGCACCGCCATACATCATACCCTTGCGGGGGCCGTTATTGTACTGTTTCATTAGTCTTTATCCCCTTCTGGTGGAGTTGTAATATCTGTTATAATTTCACGACCCTTTTCGCCTAACTCTCCCAACTCAGTTACGACGAAAGCAGTAACAAGATTATCGAACGTATCCAAGTCTGCCTTTGTCATTTGTTTTGGATTCTTCATAAGCTGAAGCATAAGGTCGGCAGCTTCTTTGTTTCCTGCCGCAAGCTTCATCATATCTAAGCCAGCTTGTGTCGCAAGAGACACCCCTAACTCAGCAGCAACGTACTGTGGGCTGACCATACCCCGTGCAAGGTTAAAACCACGAGAGATAAGCTGATTTACATTCATAGGACGAACAACATTTTCAATTCTTGGCATAGCGTCTAAGGCACCCTTAGATACCGCCATGTTGTCGCTCAAGTAATCTGCCATTTCAATTAGGTAATCCTGATGATCAGAATCTATATATTCGGATAGGATTTCCCGTACCTTTGGATTTTCCATAGCTTCGGCAATTCGTTCTGGATTGTACATAGCCTGAGTGACGAACTCTTTGCCGTTTGATCCTAAAGATTTTCTACCAGCCACAGGGGCTAAACCGCCATGATCTAGCATTCCTTGTATGATCATGTATGTAATACCACGATCTAACGCTTCGTCTGTACCGTATACCTTACCGTCTATTTCAAATGTCTCGCCCAGTTTGGCACGTGTAGTGTCAAGGACTCTATCTAACTTTGCCTTGTCACCACCCAGAATGTACCTTTCAAAAAATGCACGTGGGTTGTCTGTGCCTACAGCCTTTGTGACTGCACGTATTCCTTCGTCGCGTACTTGACTGTCTGTGATAAGTTTAGTTTGTACAGCTTCCAAGTCACGCAACACACGGCCCTGATACTTGGTCATGTTTGCAGCCATCTCGTTGCTTTTACGTACAAGCTTTTCGATGCTACGTTCTTCTTCGATCATGCGATCTAAGTCAACCAATTTTACTTTGCGAGGCCTAGTGTCTCCCGGCATTTTTACAGAAACTGTTAACAGATCCTGTACTCCTGAAAGGTTGTCGCTACGTTCAAAGTTATATCCGCCATTTTTCAAAGCAGCTATGTCCAAGTCAGCACGTTCACCTAGCTGCGTTGCAATATTCTTACCCCATTTGGCATATACCAACTCTGTGAGATTTGCTCGTAAAATATTGAAGTCCGCTATACTTGCTTCATCTGTAAGGTCAAATACCTCACCGACAGGATTGTCGTTAAATTCCTGAATGAACTGATCACGGAATTTTACCAGTGTGCTTAAAGCTTCATCATCACCCCGAAGTGCGCCATTTATATTCTTAACCATCGGGTCGAATACATCCATAGGAGTGACACCCTTGTACGCAACGCGGAACAGGCGGTCACTCATCGTCCCTTCTGGTATCTCTTCGCCAATAGCAACATCATCAAAGAAGAATGATTCACCAGATTCATCTAGTTTGTTTACTGCCTTAACTGGCCCGTTTTGCGACTTGTGTAGCTTGGTAAGTGGTCCACCAACACGTAATTTATCAAACCACTCCGCTTGATAAATTGCACGTGCCTCTTTCCAATCATTGAATAATTCAGGTGCCTGTTTCTTTACTGTGTCTGCTACAGTTTCGGCGTAGTCTCTATACCGTGAAGCAAGAGATTCATCTCCGATACGAACAGCATAATCACGGAAGGCTGAATAGACATCCATCACCTCGCCGGGTGTTGCAAGAAAGTCAGGAGCCTCACCACGTTCCATGTAGTAAAGCATGATATCTAGCGGACGAGCGTTTTCACCCAAAAACAAATCGCCTGAATTTGGATTGGTGTGCAACCGATATAGTTCGTCGTACGTGCTACCTTCTAGTGCATTTAAAGAACGTTGGGCCATCCGGTTAGCAACCGTGTACATACGCTTGCCTAACGTACCGACAAAGAAGCGAGAGTTCTTTGAGAAAAACCGACCCAGTTCTTGATCCCCGTCGGGTGCGTAGCGCATCAAATCCAATATCATATCATTTATGCTGATAGATGCACCCATCTCTGCAGCACGTTTATCTACCTTTGCAAAACCCCGCTTGGCTCTTTTACGCATACGTGCAAATCTGTTGTGGACCATCATTTCTAAACTACGAGCAGTCCGCTTCATATGCGTCACATCATTATTTCTAAACAATGCAATGTTTTCTGCGCGAGTGGCAAGAGCCTGTGAGTTGTTCTGGAACTGTTCGTTTATCAGGGCCATCTCATCCATGTCTGGATTTAAAGATAACTGCAACTCAAATTCCATATCATCCAAGCTATCTGTGATTCCGGCAGGAAGTTCAGACGTTGGATCAGTCAAGATGCTTTCTCTGAATTCATTGATTTGTTTATTCAGAAGAGCCTTGTCTGTATTTAATTGCTCCAAGTGCTTTTGTATTCCAGCTTCTAAAGTATCGATGTAGCGATTCATTTCGCCTACATCTTCTAGGTCGGTTCTGTCGGATAGTTGTGACCGAAGCCTTTCAACCAAGCGTAAAGTCCCAGAAGCTTGCTGTTGAATCAGACGCTGCGCTTGAAGCTGTTCTGATATATTCTTCAGTGAACCTGCATCCCGTGCATCTACTGAGAAACCTGCAAGCTTCTGTGCAGATTGCAACCAACCGATGCTGGTTGTCATAGCCAAGCTTTCCTGCAGGATGCCAGCAATTTCGCCTTGTTCTTCCGGTGGAAACGCTCCGACTAAAGAGTTTAATCTATCTTGATGCTTTTCCATAGACGATACGACTTGCTCTAGGCCATCGTCGTCTAGGGCACCAGATACTCTACCAATCACATCTAGGGCGACACGGGTTTGTCTATCCAGTCGGTTTCCTGTAGCCGCTATGTACGCTTTTTCAAAATTTTCTACGCTGCCGTCTTTAAGGTAGCCTTTGATAACATCTCGACCAACAAGCTTAAAGGGTATGTTTGCAATTGCTTCAACCAGACCCAAGCTTTTATTTAGGATATCCCCGCCTTGTTGATTTACCCAATAAGCACCTTTACCAAGAAGAACAGCAGCAGGTTTACCAATAAACATATAGGCCATTGCCGACATGCCTTCTGCTGCAAGTCTATCGTCACCAAACCAACCCCTGATTGTTTCTGATTCACCGCCTAAATACATAGCAAGAGACAGCGGTGCAGCTTCTACAAAGTTTTCTTTTACATTCGGAATAAACCGACCTGTAAGGTAGGTCTTTACAGTCATGCCGTCTAGGCGACGCTTTTCGGCTTCCATAGCACGGTACTCTGCAGACTTTACATTACCGCCGCTTGCACGGAACTCATTCATACGACTAGACAGATCGTTTCTTTCATTAGAAAGACGCTTGATGTTGCCTGTTGCACGGTCTGCACCCATCGCGTACAAGACTGACTTTTCGTTGAACTTATCAATCAAGCCCTCTAGCTTCATAGCCCGACCCGCTTGAACAGGGGTCATTCCCTCGTATTTTTTTGCTAGACGAATTTCTGCAGCAGTTGCATCTGGCATAGCAGCACGTCGGTTTAGTTCTGCAAGCTTATCAGATATTGTAGTAAGCTCTTTACCGCCACCTATCTGTTTTGCTTTACCTACACCTATCATAGCAAGGCCAGCTTCAGCCAAAACCAACCCGTACTGTTCGCTGTCAGATAGCTGATCTATAGATGTATTTAAAAGAGTCTGTGCCATCTCTTCGTTGATAAACTGATTTTCAACAGTTACAGGCTCCCCTGTCGGGGTAGTTATGGTGGACTTAGTTAATCTTTTGTATGTTTCTTCGTCGATTTCTTCGGCATCCAACTGACGCTTCAGGTCGGTAGCTACCATCTCGTTCATCACAACAGATAGTTCTTTAACAGCTACATTATCTGCAAGGAAGCCCTTCCACCACCGTGAAGTAGCGGCACGAGTATCTGCAGTATCTTCCCACTGCTCCATGAAACCTCTATTATCTAAAGGTGTCATATATGTTACCGCTGCAGCCCCTGCTGCTTCAATGGCGTGAAGACCATAATTCAATACGATATCAGGAAGATATATAGCTGTTCCACGCACAGCACCTTCGTTTACCTTTTCAACTAGGTTATCCCAGAAGCTACCTGTTGAAATGTTACGAACGAAGATGTTTTCAATGATAGCAGAATCTTCTTTGTTTAAACCTAGCTTGTCACCGAATGCCCCGCTTACAACTCGCGCAACAGCTTTTTTGCCTTCAAATATGTTTTGTTGAAGGGTTAGTTCCTTTGGATTCTGTTTAGCAGATTCTGTCGGTGCAAAGACATATTCACCTTCCCCCGTTTGCTGACCAAACTCAACAGGAACAGATGGCTGATCCTGCTGCATGGTGTATAGCTGATAGGCGTTGCTCAAGCGTTCGTTTGCACGGGCTTTGTTTTCGGCAGAAACCGACTCGACATCTAACAGGTCGAGAGAGTTTTGCAGAACGCCTTCAGGAATTTTTGCAACGGTAGGAATTTGACCCGAACGAATACGGTTCCTGAATTCTTCTTCAGAAATCGGCTGCATCTGCTGTTCGATGCTTTGCTCTGCGGCTGGCTGGATAGACTTTATCGCACCGTCTTCTGTTCGAAACATTTGGTCGGTTCCGGTAGGTTCGTCCTTTGTGATACCACCACCCGTAATCGTCTTCAAGCCAGTAGCAAGAGTTTCTACTGGACTAGGGACAGGCCCAAGCGAACTGCCAGTAGCCTGTTGTTGTTCGTTGTCTTGGTCAGGAGAAGGTTGTACTGCCGGAGTTGCCATTACGTTTATATTCCCTGCTCTGTTGTTTGAGTTGCTTCAAAGGCTGTTACCTGATCCTGTGTCGCTGGTAATCCTGTAGATTGATCCACTAGATTGCCGTTTGGTAGCCTTACGATATTGCTGGTGTCAACCTGCGTTTTATCTGAAGCAGTTCCTGTGGTGTGTTTGACACCTTTATTACGCAGAAGATAGTCGGCTGAAATAGTAGCATCAATAATCTTGTAGTCGCGTTCTGTTGCTTCTCTTTGAGATTCCCCTAATCGAACAAAAATCTTGTACTGTTCAGACTTAATCTTAAATTCTTTCTTTGCAACTTGTATGGCGGCAATAGCCTGATCTACATTTTGCCAGTTTGTACCTAACTTTTTAAGCTGTTGTTCGATATCTTGGTTTGACAATCTGCCTGATGGATCTGCTGCACGTGCCATTTCAAAGGCAAGAGAGATACGCATAGCTTCTAATTGTGCAAACTGTACGCCAGACTTACCTGCTTCTTCTATACGCCTATTAAGTTCAGCGTTATATTCTACTGTCAAATTTTCGTTATCATTTAAGTTTAATTCCCCAGCACGACCGACAGTGATACCTAAATCTTTAAGGACACCACCGAATATACCTTGTTCTGGATCAAATATTGCAGACAGCTTTCCTTTGAATGCGTCGTACGCAGCAGGGGCATCTAAGCCCTTTATTTCCGTTTCAAGTTCGCCTATTCTTGTGTAGGTGCTTTCTAAAGCTGTTTGACCATCACGAAAATCTTTGAAGCTAACTTGATCAGCTTTGTCTTCTCCGTATACACGTTTTAAGATGTACCTTTGAACAGAGTCTGATTTTACTGTTCTAGTTGTTCCGTACGTGCGAGGTTTGCTTGGCCCTTTTGGCCCTTCCATATAAGGCGCAAGCATATACGAAAGAGCTTCAAGTCGGTTTGTTCCCGTATAGCCTGTTTTCAACAAAGCAGCGTCCGCTTGTTTTACCATATAATCTATAGATTCCTGATTGAGCATTCTAAGATCTTTATCAGGGTCTAACCCGTCGATAAACTTTACGGATGTTCCCAAATACACAGAGCCTTCTAAAATATCGACTTGATCCTGTGAATTAATTCCGGGAATACGCATGAAATCTGTCTGCCAATACGCAAGCAAATCTAAAGGTTCTACGCCGAAGTTTCTTGAAATGAGCTGTAGCTGCTCCTTTGAAGCTTGATCCGTAAATTCCAATACAGGGTATTGAACGTTTCCGTTTTGTCCCGTAACTATACCAACTGAATCTGGAACTCTGCCTGTTTTTTGTTGATGCAAAGCTGCAATAGATGAAGTTACGGTGCTTATCTTGTTTGGTGGTATCGTACCTGTTGCAGATTGACCGCCATAACGCTTATTGTAGTATTCATCTATTTTGGACAGACCGCGAAACATATCACTTTTTTCGGTTCCCATAACATCTATGCTTTCGTACAAGGACGGGTCTTTTCCTGTCTTAGAGGCTTGTACTAAAGCCCCTCGTGCTCCGCTCATGCTTGCATAGAGACTATTGAATTCCTGATCAGATAATGCATCTAATTTTTTATCGAAGCCTGTCGAATTTGCAAAACCTGCAATTTCAGATAAATAGCTGCGGCCTAGCTTTGCATCGATACCTTTTGAGATATCAACTTGAAACCCTATTTGATTAGCCCCCGTACCAAAAGTCGTGCCATAATCACCAGCACTTTCTAAGGTACTCTGCAAGCTTGCAAAGTCAATATCAATCGCGTCGGTTGCACGACCAAAGATGTCGATATTGGGACGCTCATCAATCTGCTGTTGGGCAGATTTAATAAGCTTGGACACTGAAGCATAACCCGACTTGGTTGCCTTGCCCGTCAAAACCGACTGGAGAGCAGTTTGTTCGAATGCGTCAATCTTCTGCTGTTCGGCTAACCGACGTGCCTTTTCTTCTTGGATGTTCTGTGTGAAGCCTTTTACAAGGCCAGTAGCAAACGCTGCGCCAATACCCATAGCTTACTCCGCCTCTTCCATAGTCGGTTTCATGTTCATAAAGTTTTCTTCTTGTGGCTCTTCTGGAATGTAGCCACTACGAATGTCTTCGTTAATTTTTTCACGGATAACAGAGAACATACCCGGATTGTTTTGCTTCATCATACGGAAGAAGGTTGCGTCATCCATCTCATCTTTTTCAAGTTCGTTGTCGTTTTCAAAGAAACGGTACGGAATACCTTCATCTTCAGCCATACCAGCAATAACCATTGCAAGCGGCCCCTTGATCAACAAACCGACATCCGGCGTGAACTCGCCTTGAGAAAACGCCTGAAAGATGTATCCTTCGACAAGCACCTCAACCGACGCGCCGACAATCAACAGCTTCATCAGTTCACGCTTGTTCTTTTTGCGGTTTAGTTTGGTTATTGCAGATTGTAAAGCTTCCTGTGGATCTACAATTTGTGGGGGTTGTCCCCACGGCCACTGTTGATTGTCAGATGTTAGGCCGTATCCCGGTGGTGCCATTGCAAACGGGTCTTTTGCCTCTATGCTACCACGAGGGGCTTTCGACGGATCTATTTTCATTATACATCTATCTCCCGTAGTTCGGGCGTTTCAGTAGCAAGTGTCTTGCGTCCCTGACGAATTGTTTGTTCTACGCCTGTTGCGGCACGAAGGTTTGCAATGTGACTATTGTTAGATGATTGTAACATCTGTGCAGCCCGTTGTACTTCCGGCATAGAATATAAGGTGCGTTGAATGTCGCTGAGTTGAACTTGACCGACAGCTTGACCACGAGTCAACTCTTCTACAGAGCGGGGACGTTCTCTTATATTGATGTCAGGGGCTTGGAAGTATCCCCCTTCGTCCCCAGCACCTGTGCCCTTCAAGTACATCTGTGCGCCCTTTTTTATAAAGCCGCTCAAGTTTGCTTGTCCGCCAGATCCAATCAAACCCTTAGTTGCCTGACTTCCCGGTTTTCCTGAAGGAAAGTAGGTAGCAGGATTACCAAACAACAAATCTTTACCAAATTCAAATGCCGTAGTAGCAATGTTACCTAAACTAGACCAATTCATATCTTATTTCCCTAACTTGCAATCCAAGCAGCAATCCAGTTACCAATACCCGCAGCCAAGTTATCCTTTTGCTGCTTATCATATAGCTTCTCGCTATTGGCAAATTCCATAGCCATGATACCGACTTCGTGCTGTCGCTGAAGCTGCGATTCACCCTTTTGGAAATTCCAAGCTGCGTTATCCCTGTATTGTTGCCACAGATTATTTAGTGCGTTTTGTGATGCGTTAAAGGCGTTTTGTACGTTTTGTCGGTTTGCTTCGTTCTGGGCAGCAGTGTTAGCCGTGTTGACTTGTCTGCGCCACTGTGTGTTCGATTGATCCACAGCAAACTGCATGTTGGCGTTGAACTTCTGTCGGTTATCCGCCATTGCAGAGTTGAACTGGTTCATTGCGTTTTCTTCGCCAGCGTTAAACTGTTCCATTGCAGCCATACGGTTTGCATTGGCTGTTTCAACCTGTGAGCCTAACTCAGAAAAGAACTGCTCTACCTGTAATTCATTCTTTGCGTTGAACTGCTGACGGGCGTTTTCTTCTGCCGCATCCTTGAAGATACCTTGAGTCAAGGCGTTGTATGAAAGGGTGTTGGCTTGCTGCTGTGCGTCGAGGTTCTTTGTTTCGGTGGCAAGCAGGGACTGTGCGTTGGTTACGGCAGCAGTCAAACGAGCATTCAAATTTTGCTTATCCATTGCGGCAAAAGTTGCGGCGTTGGAAAGAGCCATCTGCTGTTCGTTGTTCAAGTTGGCAAGCTGGATAGTTGCGTATTTCTTTGCGTCGTCGGCTGCAATCGTGATACCAGACTCTAGCACAGCCTGTGTCATAGCCGCTGCAGCCATACTAGAGCCACCCAAGCCACGTGCTTGCATGATGCCGCCAATCTTACGAACTGCAGGAGCCGCCCACGGGGGCATCGGCTGGCCTTGCTGGATGCTGTTCATCAATTGACCAAGCTGATACTGAGTGGTAGCTTGCGGATCTAGCTGTTGCGTTGCGGCAGTACCGATAGCCCCTGCAGATGGACCGCCTTGTACGCCAGTCATATCAACTTGTACAGGCTGTGTAATCTGGGCTGCTTGCATCGTACCAATCTGTGGCGTAACTTGTGCAAGAGATGTATTGGCAATTTGCCCGATGTTTTGTCCAGAAGGAGTAGGGAGAGGGGCTTGTAAGCCTGTTTGGCTGGCGGTTGCAGTAGCGGCTTGTTGACCCGTCGGTTGCAACTGTGTGCCAGCAGTAGTCTGTAGTTCGCCCGTTTGTACGGTCTGTTGAGCCGGAACCATAGCAGGAACACCTGCACCTGCAAGGGCACCCACTTCCTGTTGTAACTGTTGGTCTGTGGTAATTGTTGCCATACTTAATCCCTACTCAATACTTTATCTAGCTTATCCTCGACCCGGTGCAAAGCGTCCATAACCTTACTCATGTCGTCGCGCAGTTCCATGCGAGTCGCATATTCTTCGCGTGTCTTGTTAAGAAGGATGTTCAAACGCTTAGTTTCTTTGGTTTGTTCAGATAAGAACCAAGCAAGTCCTGCTACAACCAAGCCAATAAGCGTATCTATGAGACTGGTCATCTCCATTAGATTGCATCAGGCCAGTCACTGATTGGTGCGTTACCCGTCTGATTATCATCTGCATCTACAGGGGTATCGAACAGGGCAATGAAAGCATCCAAGTCTGCTGCCCCATCGATTGCAGTTTCGATTGTGTTGCTTGCAGCGCGGACATCGGTGCGGTATTGACTGATATTTGCAGGGACTGAGTAAGCCGCTACTTCTGTCGCCTTGACAACGTGCCAATCAGTGGGGGCAAGCAGTGAACCTGCCTGTTCTTTTGTCCGTGCTTTGTGAATCGACTTGAGGCCAAGCGTAACCATTTGGTTTCCATCCGAATCCAAAAGGGGATCACCGTTTTCATCGACTTCGTTGATGTCAGTGAGGGAACGTGGTATTAAGGTGCCATCTGCTTGGCGACCCCAGTAGAAGCGGTTGTCGAAGGGTGCTTCGCTTGCAGGTGGCTCTTCCCACACGATATTGTAACGTGTCTTTGTTTCGGCAGAGTAGCGCATCCATACCTTTGGATGCAACCGACCCGCTGAGTCTGTCCAAGCCTTTCCCGGCTTTAAGGTTTGTAATCCATGTTTCCATGCCATCGTCTTATCTCCTATCGTGCGTTGGCGTATTTGAATGGGGCTTCGGCAAAGGCGAGGTAGATGTAGGTTGCGCCGCTAGTGTTTATGTAAGCCCCTGCGTTTCTGACTTTGAAACCGTTAGATAAAAAATCCACCGTGTCTGTAGAAGCTGCTGCCGCATTTTGATTAGGTATTAAATATTCTCTAACAACATTATCTATATCACGTTTGTTGTCATACATTGACCAGTTGTCACCAGCCGCTGATGATTTTTTCAAAAGTAAAAACGCTGGCCTAAACCCTGTGTAGACAAACGTGCCATCTGCGGAACCGTTGCCGACATAGCTGCCAACGGCTGAGTAGCCGGAAACGCTGTGGAAACAATAACAAACGTGCGTTTCACCGTTGGTTTCACCACCCCCGATTGAAAAAACAGTAGACGTTGGCAGCGAAGCCCCAGAACCAGATGCAGAATTAGTTGTGTTGAAGTTCATAAAGTCTAAAGTTCCGTCAACAACAGTAAAGAAGTTGACCCAATTTTCAGCGTTTGTTCTAGATTTTCTGATGTAAAGTTCGGGTGCCTGTGATAATCCGTGACCAACAGTTTCCGTGTTGCCTGTTGATGTAAATCCTACTATCGAAAAACCCGCATCGGGTGCAGCCGACACGCTTGACGTAATACTGCCATCAGTGTTGCTGACCGCTGCGCCGCCAGCTTTCCAGTTCCAAGCGACATTTGTGACGCCGCTTTGATTTAAACCAGTGCTTGTTCCAAGAGAAAAACCGTCACTGTCAAAAGATGTCAAAGTGACAGCAGACGTAAATTCAGCGGCAGTCGAGTCCGAATTAATGCTTTTACCCGACCCTCTAACTGAATCAAATAAAAGATGACCGCTTGTGCTGCTTCGCTCTTTAAACCAAGAAAAGTCGGGCTGAAAACCAACGCCAGTAATAGAACGTGCAACGCCTGTGCCAGTGTAAAGCACCGTATTAAAGTTTTCGTCACTCGTTGTGGTGCTGTTCGGCCCGATTGCTGGTTCTGGCAGGTTGGCTGAACAGAGGGCTAAGTGGTTTGCGGGTGGCGTGTAATAAAAATCACCAATACCATTTGCGTCTTGTGCTTCTGCTGAACCGCTGGTTTTGCTGTCAGAAAAGGTATCGTCCTGACCGAAGTTCATATGCCAACCCCCACCACTTGAACCTCTAGACATACAAAATAAATAATCTAATCCATTAGCACCTAAATTAAACGAACCTTGAGAAACATTGTTTTTATAAAAAGTTATAGTATTTGTAGCTGATTCTAAATCCACTGCCATCCCTATTAAATCACCTGTAGTAAAGGCAGCACCATAAGAAGAATTAGCACCATCAATATATTTCGTGCCATCTCTATGATAAAATGCAGACTTATAACTTGTGTTATTGTAATAAATTGTATTTAAGCTATTTTGTATTGCATTAGCATCATTAACTTCAAATATACCCATAGTTGTATTATAGGCATTGGTTGCAATTCCCTCCATATACCATTTTTTACCAGTAGTTAAAGCAATAGTTCCAAAGCCTGTGCAGTTATTTCCGGGGTTATTATATAAATTACCGTTACTTAAATTAGCTCTAAAACTTGATGAATTAGGTAAGGGATTGTATGTAGCAAACCCATTCGTAGGGCTATCCGGCACGACATCGCTTGCGGCTAGGTTGTTTGCAGTCCAGTCATTGTTATTGCCAGACACATCGTTGCCTATATTCGCGCTATCTGCAAAATCTAAGTGATAACCATTAACACCGTGACTGGTTGCGCCATTGTCCACATATTCCTTTGGCACCCATATACCATTCACTTCTTCTGCAAAATCAGTCGGTGACAATGCCTGACCGTCAACCATATGGATTTCAGCCATATAACCATTGAAATAGCGGGTAGAGCCAGCAACATATTTACCAATATATTGTTCCTGTCCATTGTAGTTCATACTGGACATTACGCTGTTCAAAGGCGGAAAACTGCCCGAAAGTGTATCTCTGTCGCCGTTTATATAAACTTTAACACGGTCTGACGCTGTTGCCTCTGTAGTATCATATACAAAGCAACAGTGATACCATCCAGAATGGTCACGCAACAATCTTGTGCCTGTAGGATTTGCGCCACCGTTTTGAGTGTATACATCTAACGAATCTGACGTATCTAAAATAAATCCAACGTGTCCTTGACCAGTTCCGCTACCAGTGTTTTTTGATTGGATTAAATGTTGGTCATCTGCGCTTGATTGACCACGTTTTATCCACACAGAATAAGTAAATTTTTTATTATCAGTGCCATTGTTTGAAGGGGTAAAGGTAAGGTTTGCGGCTCCGCTTTCCTCAAACCGCAGAGACTGGTCAATGGTTGTGCTGTAAAATGAACCTAGTGCGCCGCCGGGATCACCAGCACCACCTAGTCCAGCACCATTAGCTTGAAGAATGCTCATCTTATGTTAATGCCCCCGATACAGAAACCAAAACTCTATTGTCGCCTGTTGCAGCTTTTACAAAATAGGCTAGGTGATATACACCAGCAGTAGATAGGCTAGTTAGTGCTGATGCGTTGATAGCTACCATAGCGTTAGCACTGATTGTTCCACCACCAGTAGTTAGGAAGATGTTACCCGATTGACCAGCTACAGTGTTGCTAAAGGTAAGTTCATCATCACCTGTTGTGGTAGCTTGGAAGTTGGTGTTGTCAGTCAAATCAAAAGTGATGACATTGGCACTTGGTGAGTCGGTTGTTATGGCGTTGGTTCCGTCTGAACTCAAAGCACGTCCTGTTACCGTTACACCTGTTGAAATAGTTTCAAACTTTTTGTTGTTGTCAAAGTACAAGTCAACACCGTCGTTAACGTCCATAGCGATGTACGTTTCGGTGCCTGTATCGCTACGGAGCGTGATACCGTCGCCTTGAACGTTCAGTTCACCTGTATTGTTTTCGATGAAGCTGTCTGTACCATTGTGATACAATTGAAGGTCTGTGCCGACACCGATGTTCAAGTTTTCGCTATCGCCTAAAACCAACCCGTCAGATGTTACTGTGCCAGTAATACTGATATTACCTGTACCAGTAATATTGTTACTGTTAAGATCAAGACCGCCGCCAAGCTGTGGCGTAGTATCATCAACAACATCACTAATAAACCCTAACCCGCTTGTAAGATCATCGTTGAAGCCGGACAGGTTAATG